ATCTCACTCTATCCGGTGACATGCTCGCTGCCATGGACTTGATCTCGCAGCGGTCAGGGCAAGTCATGATCGGGTTTGAGAACGGGACCGATGAGAACGCTCGGGCCGATGGGAATATTCGCGGTACGTACGGCAAGCCAACGCCTGACAGTAGCAAGGCACGCGACTTCCTCGGGATCTCAAAAGAAGATCTAAGGCGGTATATCCTCTCAAAGTTCCCGCTCGACGATCGTGCTGAGAGCCGCAAGCAAGCCGAGATTGTGGTTCAAAGCGCACGCGCTGCCGAAGAGGGCGAGTGATGTCAGTTGAAAGACTTCGAGGCCTAATCAAGGAAATCGAGAATTCACTCAAGGAATCAATTGAAAAGAAAAACTTCGAGCCCATCGTCGAAGAAGCCGCCGACATGGTAAAACTCCGCACTCGATTAGGTTATGGCGTAGAACGTCCTGGCGCGGGTAGACAGAGACTTAAACCTCTCAAGGATAGCTATAAAAAGCAGCGAGCAAACAAGGTGCGCTTCTGGACTGATCCGCAAGGCAGAGTACGAAGCCGAGAGATTGAAAACGGCGGCGGAAGACACCCAGAACTCTCTAGTGAAACAACTCCTTCTAAGTCTAACCTCACATTCACGGGTCAAATGATCGACAGCGTCGAAGGCCGCGCTACCGGAAACGGCAAAGGTGTCATCAGTGTGACAGGAACTCGCAATGACGGAATGCGTAACTCAGAAGTCGCACAATATGTCACTGACGCAGGGCGGCCTTTTATTTCATTATCTAACATTGAGATTAAAAGAATTGTGGATATGCTGCGAAGAAGCATTTTAGATCGCGTCAGGCGGAAGCTTTAAGCGATTCGCTGTTGACGCATCAGTCTCGGGGGGGACAAGATGGGAACAGAGGCAACAGCTACGGGTCATAGCTCCAGCGGAGCAGCAGGCGTTACCAGCGGGGCGCATGCGACAAGTGATTCGAAGCCTTCAACTCAAACGCAAAGCACTCAAGACACGCAAGAGCCGGAGCACGTTCCGTACACGACCTATAAAAAGGCTGTGACGGAAAAACGTAATACGGCTGAGGCGTTGGCGGAGGCAAGACGGCAGCTTGATGAGTTCCAGGCCGAAAAGAAGAAGCGCGAAGAAGATGATCTGAAAGCCAAAGAAGATTGGAAAAAGATGTTCGAAACGCGCGAGCAGGAGTTGGCCGAAGAACGAAATAAGCGGCAGATGCTTGAAACCACTTTGCAAGAGGGGATGAAGCTAGACGCGTTCCTCAAAGCGATCAACGGGCGAGTGAGTGATGAATTCATGCCTTTGATTCGTTTGGATGACATCGCAATTGATCCGCAAACTGGAAGACCTGATCCTTCGAGTGTGCATTCAGCGGCGCGGTCATTTGAAAGTAAATATGGGCGTGTGATCGATCGGCCAGGAGGTGCGCAACTTCCTAACGGTGCGCCACATGCAGGGAATGGACTACTGACCTTTGAACAATGGTCGAAACTTCCTCTTAAGGAAAAGAAGGCCAGACTTCATGAGGTCATGAAAAACAACTAGACCGAGGAGGGTCTATCGATGAGCGCGACTAAGCTGGCAGATGTAAGTGAACAAATCCAAAAATTCTGGTCTTCGATCTTTATGCAAGAGCTACGCGAGAAGCACATTCTCGGGTCTCTTGTTAACAAAGATTATGAAGGCGAGATCAAACGACTCGGCGATACGGTTTATGTGTCCCAGGTTCAAGCTCCCACTGGCTCTATGCGAACGGTTGGCGTGGATGCGGATTCTTATGAGAGTGAAAAGCTCGTCACTAAGCGCATTCCGATCGTAGCCGATAAGCGCGCAACCGCCGCTTTCGAACTCGAAGAGTTGGTTGACCTTCAGTCTCAGATTGGGTCTGAGCAATCGCAAATCCGCGATGCGCTTATGTTCTCGATCATGCGGCAGATCAACAATCACTTGTTCTCGAAGGTCAACCCGAGCACGAGTGCGCCTGATCATTTGATCACTGGCGTCACTGACTTCAACGCCACTCAGTTGAACTTAGGCGCAAAGCTTGCGTCACAAGCTAAGTGGAGCGAAGGCAAAGCTAAGTGGGCGTTAGTCGATCCGTCCTACGCGTCTGATCTCCGCGCTGCTCAGACCCTGACCTCTAGCGATTATGTGGGCGATGACCGTGTGGTTGTGGGCGGAAAGATCGCTACCCAACGCTTTGGCTTCAATATCATTGAAGACAACTCCGAAGGGATGCAATCGCTCTCTGCCACGGTTGGCGGCGGCGAAGACGCGGCTCTCTTGTTCGAGCCTGACTTCTTACACTTGGTCATGCAGACCGAGCCACGCTTCAAAGTATCCGATCTCCACGGTCATAAGCAATTTTCTTATATCGTGTCGTGCGATATTGTTGTTGGGGCTGCTCTCGGAATTGACGGAGATAAGAAGCATATTGTCTTCAAAAACTAATCTTAGTTTAGATTGGGAGGTCTGGTTTGGCTGAATCTTCGCAGTATTTCGAGAATCTGAGTGGCTTGCAGAACTTACATGTTCTACAGGCGCAAAGTGCCGAAGAACTACTCGCGTTGATCAGACAGATCAGACTTCCCGCTAAACCGATTAGTATCTATGCGATTGCCGGAAGACATTACGCATGGGTAATGACCACGGCTAGAATCAAACAAACGAAAACAGAATCTAAAACGAAAGGGTAACTCAAATGTCAGTAGCAAAAGCATACGTCAAGCAAGGTGTGTTCTCGAACGATTGGGAGCGCGTAGTTCTCCGTTATGACTTCGACAAAGACGGCGGCGCGGTGGGCGTGATCGACCTCATGGAAGCCAAAGGCGAAGCCCTCGTGCTCCATCTGGCCGACGTGAAAGTGAAAACAGCGGTCGTGAGCGGCGGTGCTGCGACGGTTGAAATCGGCGTCAAAGGCGGCGATACCGACGCGATCCTTCCGGCCTCTCTGCAAGCTGCGTTGACTGCTCCGAAGTCAATCGCAGGCGATGCGGCCTCTCGCGCTCTCTATCTTGCCTCCGGTGCGATCCTCGCTTTGGAAATCAAAGTGGCGGCTCTCACGGCTGGCGTGATCGAAGTCGAGTGCTACTTCTCGAAGTTCTAAGTCTTCATAGAGTATAATTAAAGCGCGGCGTGGTTAGCAGGGATGCGGCCACGCCGCACATTACGGAGATTCAATGTCTCACGGCCTGCCTAAAGAAAAGAATACGCTAGAGCAGGAAAAATTTGCCGATGACTCAGACCTACACACAGTAGTCAAAACGCTGACAAAGATTTTCGGCGGGTCTCTCACAATCATTTCGCCCGATGATTTTCTCAATACTACTTTGAACGTAGGAGATACTGCAACGAAACTCCCCACCACTCCTGCCGCTGGTCGCAGTACGATGACAATCCGAAACTTAGCAGACCCAAACGATGCGGCCAGTGCTAACAAGATTCTCTATATCGGCCCCACTTCTGGCGTGAGTGCGACATTCTCTATCGGGACCTCATACGGGATGCTTCTAGGTCCAGGCGAGAGCGTGAACTTCGCATTACGAGCGAATAAAGAGCCCTACGGGATTGCGCCAACGGGGGTTACGGTTCCAATTCAAGTTACGGAGTGGATTATCGCGCCATGATTACTACTCAGGCATTTAGAGGCAGCGCAACAGTTACACCCCCGACAAAACCAAAGATCTACAGCGTATCGCTTCCGACGGCCAATACTGAAGTAGCGCAGCTCTTATCTAACGGGACAAAAAAGCTTCGAATCAAAGCACTCGGAAACTCTCGTGTGCAGTACGCATGGAACGCGACGGAGAGTGGCACTGGTCCGTTCTGGACAATCCCTCGCGGAGGCGTTGAACCTATTGACGGAATTAATTACACTGGCAGCATATACTTACAAGCAAGTGAATCAGGGGAAACAGTGCAGATTGAGGAATGGACCTAAACTTTGGCCAATGGAGGGCTAGACGATGAAAGATAGATTGATTTATGTAGCAACCGACGGAGCGGGAAGCGATAACGTCGGCGCGGTGTTGAAGGATAGCGCGGGAAACCACATTACGTCTACGGATATGGGCGGCGGTGTTCGCGCTCTCGACGTGAACGTAGTGAGCGGTGCCGCTGATGGGCTCTACGCTGAAGACTCTGCTTCGGCTGATGGCCACATGGGCGTGAGCGTGTTCAGTGTGAGAAAAGATGCGCTTGCAGCACTCACAAATGCTGATGGAGATTACGCTGATCTTCTCACGAACTCAGACGGTGCATTGTGGACCGCTCCTGTTGGCGATATCGCTGACGATATTGCAGACGGAGGAAAGCCTGTAAAAGTCGGCGGCAAAGCCTATGGAACTTTGTCTACTGTGAATGACGGAGATCGTTCTAACCTATCGATGGATTTACATCGTCGTGTGAGAGTGAACGACGCACCTGATGTAGCTGTTCTCCAGTCACAAGACAACGTAGACAACGTTGCTGAAGTGCTTATGGGTACTGCACTTGCAGGCCGGAAAAAGCTCTTTGTGCAGAACTTGTCTACTTCTCGCGATATCTACGTGGGCGCTACTGGCGTTACAACTGCCAATGGATTCCAAATTCGCCGAGGCGTGACATGGGAATTCGAGGCGGGTCCGAACATCGCGCTCTACGCAATTGGCGTTGACGCAACAGCGGCAGATATCAGACAACTAGAACTCGCTTAGTCTCGGGGGGGATTACATCTTGCGGAAGATCGAACGACTTGACGGCATTATGATGAATAATCTGAGAGTGCTGCTCAAGCGTTCGGTCTTTCGTGAGATCAGCATGGAAGAAATCTTAGCTTCGGCTCAGGCGTACAAGTGGGCTGAAGGGTTTACGAAAGAGTTGGAAGACGAAGCACAAGCCAATGCTGCAATCGCAAGTGCAAAGCTTGTCGATCAAATGCCAGTCCCAAAAGAGGCACTAGCAGTCTCGAAGAGGGCTAAAAAATGAGCCCAGGAATGGATTCAAATTCATCCTCATCTAATCGAGATAATTCATTAGTTGAACTCATAGGTGCTGATGGGACACCCATTGGGAACGTAGGCGATAGATTAAAAGTGGATATCGCTTCTATAGCATCTGGAAATATTCCAGCGTGGCCCAATACACTATGTTATTGCGATATGAATGTATCCACGGGTGGGGTAGCGCGTGGGACATCAATTACAACGACCTGGACAGATGTTTATTCTTATTCCGGTTCTGGTTACGTCGCGGGATTTATTTTGAATCTTGAGACTTTCACACAATGGAAAGTCAGGTTCTTAGTAGATGGAAACGACATTTTCAATTCAACAGACGGTTTCACCTCAGAAGACTTAGCAGGCGATACGATCTACGACGTGGATGACGTAACTGATAGTAACCAGGCGAGTCTAGGGTTATCCAAGGGGTCTCATGATAGGCTTGTCTTTGCATCGCCACTGAGAATTCCCACGCGTTACACAAGTTCTGTAGTCGTAAAGGTCGCGAGAGTTTCAGGAACGAAAAAGTTTCAATCTGGGCTTATGGTACTTAGCAAATGATCAAAGTAAACTGGACAGAACTCAAAGCATTTTCACAACTGAGAAAACAATCCATACAGTATATCGAGCGTTCAGATGTTTATTTTCTATGGTGCTTTGATGGACCCATGGCAGTCGCATGCGATCTATTAAAGAGTCCGAGTGATACGACGGATCTCTTAGACTTTGAGAATAATTTTAAGAGTGCGGCAAATGCTTCTCCGCGTACGTACATTCAGGAAACGGCTACAGAAGTATCGCTGAAGTCTGGAAGTGCGAAATCTACGAGTGATGCGAATGGGCTTGCTACTATTCTTATGAAAATTCCAGGCACTCGATACGTCAAATCAGGGCAGATGTGGTTTTCAGGAACATTGCACCCTGACGATTCATTTAAAGTACTCATCACGGATGAGGATAATATTCTAGGCTATGGTGCTGGCGCGATCGTTGGCGGATATATTGACACTCAACTACCCGCTGACAATCAAAAGACCTATATCAACATACATAAGAAATACGCAGAACTTGAATCAATCAGCGGAGTGGGAAAGCTAGTAGCGAATCTGTACATAAAAATTATCGCTCAGACAGGAGATAATCGTGTGGATACTTTTTACGCTACAGTTGCTTGGGGTATCGCATGAGAAAAAAGACGCTTCTCATAATCCTAGCGGCAACAGGTGCGCTGATTAGCTATGACGCTTGGGTAATACTCACACACGGGACCGATCCGAGCATTAGTCAAGTAATGCTAGATTGGGCGAGAGAATATCCTATTGTTTCGTTTTCGTTGGGTTGTCTTATGGGGCATTTATTCTGGCCACAAAAGGGCGGCAAATGATCGAAAGTCAATCTAATGGTAATATGAGGTCATCATGATACTTCGCAATCGAGTGATTTTCAGTGACAACGGAACGCTGAAAGATTTAAGCGAGGCACTGAATAATCACGTCTCAGGAAACGCCACGCTCCCGATCGTAGCCGCGCAAGATTATTTATTTCTTGGAGCAGACGCCCCATTCAATCATCGATGGGTTGAAGTAGGCACCGCAAATACGAACGCTGCGAAAGTATCAGAGATCGCTGTTTGGGATGGAACGAAGTGGACCGCGTGCGCTGAGATCATTGACGATACTCTCAATTCGGCTGGTACGATTGGATTTTCAAAGAGCGGTAGGCTTGCGTGGGTTCCAGATAAGAACAAGCCAGGCTGGTCGCGCGACGATACTCAAGCCGTATCAGGTGCGGAGATTACAGGGCTTGAGACCGTCAAGATTTACAATCTGTTCTGGGTGCGCATTAAGTTTAGCGCGGATATGAGCGGCACAACTGCGCTTTCATACCTTGGATGGAAGTTTGCAAACGACGAAGACCTCTACAATCTCAAACCTGAGTTCGATACAACCGAGGCTCGCGAGAGGTTCAAGACTGGAATTACGACCTTTGACCAAGTTCACTTCGAAGCTGCAAAGCAAGTGACGCGCGACCTCAAGTCTGCTCAGGTACTCGATAGCGAAAATCAAGTCATCGAATGGGAAGTCCTGCGACTGCCAGCGATCTATAAGGCAGCGGAGTTGATCTACAGCGGCTACGGCAGCGATTGGGAGAAGGAACGATTACTTGCGCTCGAAGAATATCGTCGCGCAATGAAAGTGGATCTTTTCAACGTCGATCAAAACGCCAACGCATCGCTTGACGTATACGAGTCAAACTTCAGACAGGGTAGGCTTAATCGATGAGTGACATTTCGACCCTTTATGACGCAGTACACTCTAGGATTCAAACGATCCTTCCTACGCACAAGAGACTATCTGACCCGTATTTATTCACGAAGAATACCGATAGCGAGAAGCGCAAGGGCTACGGCGTGCGGATCGGGTCAGGTGAGAAAATAAATCCCAATCAATTGTCGTGCGATCTCATCCTCCGGCAGACCATGATTGTCGTATTGACGCGCATGGTTCAAGGTAGAGAGACAGACAGCGATAAGAAGGCTGAGACTGAGAAGCAATTGCTTGAGGATCTTTTTCTTATCGTGAAGGATTTTGAAACTGAGGGCATGACTAGCATCCCTCCTGCGATCTCGGCGGATTTCATATCTCATAATGGGATTGAATTTGTCGGAACGGGGAGTGATGCTATTATGAAAGTCGAAACAACATTCGAGTTCCGCTACCGCGAAAACTTGAACTAATAGGGGGAGGCCAGGGATATGGCTTTTGAACAAACTAAGAAGTCACGTATGGCGATCGTCGCCGAGTCAACCGAAGGCACTCCTGCCTTTCCATCAAGCGGAGCGGATTTTCTCGCCATGCAAGATGGGTTTTCAACTGAGATGGGCTTTGAGACACTTGAAAATGCCGAGCTGAAATCAAGCATTGGAAAGGCGAAGTCTATTAGTGGATTTTCAATCGCAAACGCATCCCTATCGCACTACCTGCGTCACAACGGCGTGACTGAAGGTGTAGCCCCTCAATCCGGTTATTCCAAGCTCTTAAAGGCCGCTTACGGTTCGGAAGAAGTGAACGGCACGCAGTACACGACGATTGCGGGCAGCACAACTACGGCGATCAATGTAGGCGTAGGCGTAGGCGCAAATTTCGCAATCGGTGAAGGCATCCTAATTAAGCACTCAGCTTTTGCATGGGAACTCAATGTCATCAAGTCGATCGCTGGCGACGTATTGACGCCTCTCTTTGCACTTCAAAATGCTCCCGCAAGCGGTACGGGATTAGGCAAGGCTGTGAGCTATCGCGCGGCTGACTCAGGTCATCCCTCGCTTTCGCTGCATGACTATCGTGGCAATGGCGGCGCGTACTCTCTCTTAGCGGGCATGCGCGTAACGTCGATGAGTGTCGAGGCAACGGCTGGCGAGTTGATCAATGCAAGCTTTGAATTGGAAGGCATCAAGGGTCACTACAACCCGATTCGGATTCAAGCCGCTGATGCTTACATCGACTTCAACGAGACTGGCCCGACGCTGCGTGCGGCTTCGGTCGAGGTCAAGGTGTACCGAACGCCTCATGAGTTAGCCGCCGCGCTAGCTGCTGCGATGAACGCGGTTGCGACCGATACGATCACGGTCACGTACTCGGATAGTACTGGAAAGTTCACGATTGCATCGAGCGGTGCATTGCTTGAACTGCTTTGGAACACGGGCGCAAATACTGCAAATACGATCGGAGATAAGATCGGCTTTAGTACTGCGGCTGATGATACTGGTGCAGTGACCTATACGAGTGACAACGCTCAGGACTGGTCAAGCCCCTACACTCCTTCGTTTGACAGCCCAGGCGATCCTCTCGTGGCCAAAGACAACGAAATCTATATCGGCACGACCGAGGACAACGTATGCGCGGGAGCGAGCACTCTCGGATACAGCATGGAAACCCCGAAAGTTGACGCGCTTGATGTATGCGAAGAGAGCGGCAAGGCCGGATCTATTATCTCTGAGCGTACTGTATCGGCTACGGCAACGCTGAATCTGCCAAAACACCGCGCGGATCTCTTCGAGGCTATGGCAGCCAATACCTCGATTAGCTTTATGTACGCGTTCGGCGTCAAGTCAGGCGGCAACTGGGTGCCTGGCAAGTGTGGCATTTTGCACATCAAGGAAGCTACGGTAACGACTCATACCCTAGGCGATAATGATGGGCTTGTGACGCTAGAACTTGAGATCGCAGGCCATGTCGATTCCAGTGGCAACAGCGAGACCGCGTTGAATCTGCTCTAATATTTGACGCCTCCTCGGTGTTCGGCGATGCTTAGGCGCATCCAAAGGGGGATAGAATAAATGGAGCATGAAATCACAATCGATACAGGCGGGATCAAAGGCGTAGCAGTCGTGCGCATTCCTGAGCCCGATGAACTCGTTGAGATTCAAAAGAGCGTCAAGTTCAAGACAAAGCTAGTACCTGATGAAAAGGGCGGTCAAAAGACTGTCATTGATCTCGGCGACTCTGATGCGATCATTGAGATGACAACCAAAATGCAAATGATCGGGCTAAAACACATTGTCAAAGTGGATGCTAAGCACTCGAAGGGAGTCGTATTCTCCGATGCGAAGTCACTTTCGTATTACAAAGCAGGCCGTGAGATTTTGCAGAAGGCTGGCGAGATTGTGATGAACGGCGTTGAATTGGGGGAGGACTGAGGGGAGCGATTAAGCAACAGGTCTTATGGGCATATAAAGGAATGCCCGATAGGAACGAAGCCGCCTCCCTCGTATATGAATATCTAAGCCGTCGCACGAT